CCATATCAGTTCCTTTACAGATTAGTAGACCCAATCCAAGAAGAGGTATCGTTCGACGGAATCCTAGAGTTACTTCCAAAGGCTAACGTTGTGACAACATACTACCCGACATGGACATCTCCTATTCTTGCAGGTACCATCAAGTACGGTATAAACTTAGCGACAGTCAATCAGGATACTCGGTATATTGTTCCGACAATGATGAAAAGGATTGCTAGTGCAGAGCAGAAGATAACTGACGAGGCAATCACAAGTACCGTTGTCAACTCTAGGGAGTACACACTTGGTATGAAGAGTAAAGCCGACTCTAGTGACTTAGGTAACTACGCTACTAAAGACGAACTAGCAAACGTAGACAAAGGTGTGAATGACCGTATACAAGGGGAAATCGACAAAATCGACTTTTCACCTTTCGCGGAAAAATCCCAACTAGAGCAAACAGCTAGAGACTGGAATGCAAAGTTCTCCGCAGCGAACGGTATGAACACTATTAAGAACTCTATCGGTTTCAGTGGTACAGACTTCTGGGACATGTTCCAAGTTAATACGACTGTCGAAACAATCTCTAACTCCGCACTAGATAGTCTAGGTTTAGGTAGCGGGTTCTACTTTAGAAAGGATGGTAAGAATAAAGGTATCACCCAGAAAGTAAAAGTTATTCCGAACCAACCTTATACACTAGGGTTCTACTTAAACAAAATGACAAAAGGTGCAAAGGGCGACGCATCGTATCGATTCTGGATTCAAATTACGAATAGTGCCGGGACAGTTACGCATCAGATAGACGATAACAGTGATAAGACAACAAACGGTTTAGAGGGGTCATACTTAACATTTACGCCTTTAGAAGATACAATAACAGTTCGTTTTGTGTCCTACGCGAACGTTGAAGCTATCGTTTCTGGTATAATGTTAAATATAGGGGATATTCCTTTACAATGGACTCTAGCTACAGGCGAGCTGTATAACACAAACGTGCGTATGAACCTAAATGGCTTACGCGTAGCGCAGCTCGACGCTAATGGTGCCGAAGTTGGTTATACACAAATCACACCGTCAGAGTTTGCCGGGTTCTACAAAAATAGTAACGGCGGATACGAAAAAGTGTTCTACTTAAATGGTGACGAAACTGTAACTAAGAAACTAAAAGCAACACAAGAAATAACAATGGGTAACATCAAGATAATTGACGTTACTAGTACAGACATAACAGGTTGGGCGTTCGTACCAACCGTTAAATAGAATCGACTGGAGGAAAATTAGAATGGCATCAGGTTCATTTAATACAAGCACAAGCAACCAGTATGTGCAGGGTACTGTAACTTGGGGCAGTACCCCCAACACTGGGGGTAACTATAGTGATGTATGGGTAGAGTGGCGATTCTCTCGTACAAACTCTGGCTATGAAACATATGGTAACGGTACATTCGGAATATATGTAGATGGTCAACAATCCGTAAATACACTTAGATTTAGCTTCACACAAAACTCTAGGACACTAGTAGTAAGTGGTAACTTCCGAGTAAACCATAACTCTGATGGAACAAAGAATTTACGTATAGGTGTATCTGGGTATACAGACGTAATATCAATTAACGAGGGCGTTGTGTACGTAGACTTAGACCGTATACCACGGGCAAGTAGCATATCATCTAATATAAGCTGGACAGCAGCTATAGAAGGGCTACCTTTATCTATTAGCCGGGCTTCTGGTTCCTTCACACACTCTCTTACTTTACAAATCAAGAACAACGTAAATAATAACTGGGTAAGTGTAGCTTCCAGATATAATATCGGAGATTACACTACGATATACTTCGACAAAAACGAAATGACAATCATATACAGAGAGATGGCTCAATGGGAAAATGCCGAAGTTTGGATAAAGCTGGATACGTTTAATGGTGGAACCTACATAGGCTCGTCAGAGAAATATGGTAGAGTTTATGGTGCTACTCCAGCTACTCCGGTTGTATCTGATTTCAATATCGGAACAAAATCAGTAGACGTGACTCTAGACTATTTCTATGACACATTTAACTATACACTAGAGTTCACTTTTGGGAGCTTCAAAAAAACATTCCCTAACATGGTTAAGTTTAATAAGATGGAGTTCACAGATGCAGAAGTAATTCAAATGTATCAGCAGGTACCTAACCAACAAAGCGCACAAGCCAATGTATACGCTAGTACAAAGTATAACGGTATAGAGCTAAATGATAACGTCCCTAAAGACCAAAACAAAAAAATCACATTACGAGTAGTTAATAGTGAACCGCAGTACGATGGAGGTTTCACGTACTTAGATTCCAATAGTACTACAGCAACACTAACAGGAAATAACCAGTACATAATCCAAAGTAAGTCAAATCTGCAAGTTAAACTACCTGTAGCCAAAAAAGCAAAACCGACCAATTACTCTACAATTACTCGTTATGAAGTAGCTGTCAATGGTGCGGTGAAATCGGTAAACTTTTCCGATACAGCAGACTTAACGGTAGATTTCGGTACTGTAAATGTAAGCACAAATACTAGTATTGTAGTGTCCGCAGTAGATAGCCGGGGACTTAAAAAATCTGTATCTTCTGTTATATTAGTATTGCCTTATTCGCTACCAACCTATTCATTTAGTGCAGACCGGGTAAATAACTTCGAAACGACAACTAAATTGAATGTAACAGGTTCCGCATCACCATTGAACGTTAGTAACGTCAACAAGAACAGAATTGTTTCCGCTAAATATAAAACGAAACCAGTGGGCGGAGCATACGGAAGTGAATCCGATTTACCGATAACTGGTACGTTCCCGGCTTTCATATCTAACAACGCTTCTGTAGAGTTAAATAACACACAAGCGTGGGAAGTATCTTTAACAATTACAGACGTATTAGGTTCAGTAACAACCGTCAGTACTGTAGCAGTAGGTACGCCTATTCTGTTCATTGACACAAAAAAGAAGTCGATAGGTGTGAACAAATTCCCTACTGGAACTAAAACATTCGAAGTAGCGGGTGACTGGGCGATAGATGGTGCGATAACTCTACAATCAAATCAGTGGTTTTCACAAGGTAAATACGCATTACACGCTAACAACTCTGATTTTATGGGTGTCAATACTATCTACTTTAGTAGCCCGGTAAATACGCAATATCAAGGGTTAAACTTCCTAAGACCCGGTAAGACAGCAGGTTCTATGAATATAAATGACTATAGCACTTTTGGTCTTCTAGACTATTCAATGAGAATGAATAACCAACCCATTTTTTACCAGTTTGCAGGAACATCTAACCTTCGATTAGCTGGAGAACTACACTCCGCATACACGAATGGTAGTTACATGGATGTATACGGAAATATCAAAGGGCAAACTTCCGCTCAAGGCGGAGAGACTTGGGGTGTTGTAGACTCACAGAACCGTACTAAATTTGTTGTACCTGTAGGTAAGAATGGTGGTAACAACAGTTACAAGTCTTACGGAGGTAACCACAGGTTCGAAAAAGACGATAAATTTATCGTTGAGTTCTATTCTGATGGTGTTAACAACTGTGCTAACTTCGGCGGAGGTATCTTTAAATGGCAATCCAACCAGAACCGTTTTGAACTACGTAACTGTAATGACACAGGTTGGGGAAGTATCGCATTAGACACGCTAGATGCGACTACAGTAAAAACAGTAAACTATGTAAATACTTCATCTAGGGAACTTAAAACAGAAATCCAACCTTTAGAAGAAGACGCACTACAGATTATTCTTGATTCAGAAGTCTGCTCGTATATGATGAAAGCTAACCCAGAATTAGGAAGGAGAGTAGGTTTAATAGCCGAGGATTCCCATGAACTGGTACAAGAGCTTGGAGGTAAAGGGGTTAATGGCTACACAATGAACTCATTATCTTGGAGAGCGATTCAGCAGCTAGACGCAAAAATAAACGCAATACTAGCAAGACAATATAAAACACTATAAGGGAGAAATGACAATGGTATATCAAACAATGTTCGAAGAATTATTAGTAGCTCAAGGTTTTGACGGGTTAGTAACTGACCACAAAAATAAACTAGCACAGACTCTAGCAGATAGATACAAATTATCTATTTTTGATATTACACCTGCGTTTATCTTAGAGCATCACAAGAAATTAAAGATGCAATTACTAGATGAGACTTGCGAGAACGCTATTAAAAATGGTTTCACTTCTGTAAACGGGCATAAATATCGTTTGAATGATGGCGACCAGATTAATTTCTTAGGTCAAAAAGATTACCTTCGAGACGAGCCGGATGTAACTAACGTATTGTGGAGAACAGAAGATGCAGGGTATGTTGACCATACTAGAGAAGACTGGATGGTTGTTCAAAAAGAAGCATTCAACCATAAGTTAACACAACTTACGAAGTATAATACATACGTTCAGAAAATTAAAAATGCTGTAACAGATAAAGAAGTGTACAACACGAACTGGGAGAACTAGTTAATTCATAGGAGGAAAACAAATGAATACACAACAACCACAAGGTAAACCGATAAACCCTAACTTCATAATGAAGGAGCAATACCAAACTATACATGTGTTAACTGACGAGGTTATCCAACTTAGAGCCTACGTTTCTCAATTAGAAGAAGAGAACCTACAGTTACGCGCATCCGTACCCGAAGAAGTAGAAAATAAAGAATAGGAGGTCTTAAGGTATGACAACTGGAGAAATTCTACCAGCAGACGTTATATTCTATAGACCAACTAGTTTCATAGGTAGGGTGATTAGTTTTTTTACTAAATCACCCTATAGTCATGTTGCTCTTGCTATAGACTCCAATACTCTAATCGAGGCTAACAGGTTTATAAAGACTAGAGTTGTACCTATAGAATATGATAAAAATATTACGCATGTCTATCGATTAACTGACATAACCCCGGAGGAACGAGAAGAAATCGTTGCTATTGCGAAAAGTTTTGAAGGTTCGGACTATGACTATGCTCAGATATTTGAAATGCTATTCCGTATCGTGTTCAACATCAAACGAACTATATTTAACAACCAAAGTAAACTTACATGTTCCGAGATAGTAGATAAATCGTTTTACATAGCTGGTATTGATAGAAAAGATGCGGAAAATCTTTACGATGTCACTCCAGAAGAATTATTACATAAGTATAAATTAAATAGAATTATTTGAGACGGGATATTTACTCCTGTCTTTTCTTGCTATACTAATAGTTATTTTCATTCTAAATACTATATTAATAGTAGAGTGTTTAGAATCAAGATAACTATGGAAGAACGGAGGAACGCACATGACAATAGCTGATGGTCGTAACAGATTACAGAAGATTGCGTTCAGTGTTGGCGGTAGAACATTTAAGTTCGCTCTCAACCCAGAGAACATGAATCACAACATGCCTCACCGTACTACGGCATTAAAAACAAAGAGTCGTATTATCATTGAGGATTTCCAAGCTGATATCCCTACTATAACTATCGCCGGTACAACAGGTTTTAACCCTACAGGTAGAGCAGAAGATAGAGGGGTAACGAAGATTAAAGAAATGAAAGCGTTTATTGAGGACTACGCGAAGACTGGTGGTAATGGTAAAACATCTGCACAGGACTTTTATTTCCACAACTTTACAAATGATGAGAGCTTTGTAGTTCACTTGGCTCCAGAGGGAATTTCTGTTACACAAGATGCAAACGCTCCATTGCTGTACAGATACGAAATTAAACTAATCATTATTCGTAAGTCAACAGAACCAGCAGATGCGGATGTTATTAACCCAGAGATAGGTAACAGATTCCCTTCACTACCTAATACTGGTAATTACAAACCATCTAACAAATATCCTGACTTACCTACTACTTTTCCGAACACAGGTTCAGAGTGGGACATACCTACCAAACGCCCGAACACAGGTGTCGGTAACGATATCTATAATAAAGGCTCAGGAGGCTCATACAACCCGAATAAAGATGGAACAGTACTAAACCCTCAATCACCATCTAAAGGCGTGTATCAGTACGGTATGGAAGGTTTAGGATTTAATATAGGATACTACGGAAGGTGGGCATAAGATGGTACAACCAAAACCAGATACATTAGTTCGGTTTATCTCTACCATAACAGTATTACCAGATGGTACTATTCCGTTTAATACAATGAACGAGGCACCGATGTACGTTTCAACATTGTACAAGCCCGTGTTCAGTCTTTCTTCTGTAGCAAGACTTGTATTAGACAAGATTACACAAAACCAGATACCTACTGTTGATGTTGAGATAGACCCAAGAACATTAGTAAAACAGATAATGGAAAGTGATTTAGTTACATATAACCCGCGCATGTACACGTTGGTTACATCAGTCGTACTAGAATCATTTGCTTTATTATACAGCATTGAAGAGGAAAGTACAAACTTACAATATATGTCACATAAAGATTTCCAAAGAATCCGTGACAATGTAAACTACATTGCTGATTATTTCAGTACAGTCCGACGATACAGAAAGATTATCGAAGCACTTCGAATTACAGATGTGTCGCTAGGTTACATAGAGAATCAGATAGATGTTATTTTAACTGACAGGTTGGAGGTGAGATAGTGGTTAAATATGTGAAGAAAATTATAGCAGCAGGAGATACACTACAATCTATCGCACAACATCATTTAGGTGATTCTAATAGATGGAGAGAGTTAGCAAAGTTCAATGACCTTAGATATCCTTACATCGTTGAAACAGTAGCGGAGAAACAAGCGAATCCTTATCACCTTGTTACAACAGGAGATACGATTATGTTCCGTTCAAACGAAGATGATAGTGGTGAGCTTATAGCAAGCTTAAAGAATAGTTCGGTGTATGACCAAGAGGAAATCTACGCTTTAACACTTGGTAAGGATTTAAACGTATTACCGCAACCTCGTAATATAGCTTCTCCCGGATGGGACGCGGAAATACTAGAAATGAAGGAGAATGATAAAGGCGACCTTGCTACGATACGCGGTATTGAGAACCTAAAACAATCTCTATTAACTCGTATTCTAACTCCAGTAGGAAGTTATCTTAACCACCCTAGATACGGCTCTTACGTGAATGAATACTTAGGTAAAAAAAATACAGAGGAAAATGCTACATTATTAGTAGTGGAGTTAGAAAGAGCTATCCGAACAGACGGACGTGTACGAGCTGTCGAGAAGGTAGGGTACGACATGTACGATAACTACATAAATGTTGCGTTCAAAGTAACATCGATAGCGGTAGACGAAGCATTCTTACTTGCCTTAACTGCAAGAGAGAATGGAGATATTTTCCTAAATGACAACTTTTCAAACAATATCCGATAGGCGGTGAAAGCATTGCAATTTAAAGGAATGATGAATATCTACTCAAGATTAGTAGATTACACAATAACAAACACAAATAAGATTAATGACTTCTCAGTAGGTAGTGCTATTCGAGCGTTGTACGAATCAGTAGCGATGGAAGTAGAACAGTTCTATGTATTAACAGAAGAAAACTTAGAAGAAGCCATCCAAGCAGGTGTGTACGAGTCCTTCGCATTTAAACGTAAGGCTCCACAAAAAGCATACGGAAAAGTAAGAATCACATTCCATAATGCTGTCCAACAAAACACACCATTACCTCGTGGTACAAGATTTACATCTAGTTTCCCGGAATACGCAAACATCTATGAAACTGTAGAAGATTATTACATACCAGCAGGAGCCGTAACAGCAGAAGTATTTGTATACTGTATCATCGCAGGAGAAGTCGGTAACGTACCCGCAAACGCGATTGATGTTATGATGACACCGCTTTCTAACGTGAAACTAGTTACTAACCCTTCTGCATTCCAAACAGGTGAGAACGAAGAACCACTAGAAGCATTGAAATCTAGATTCCGTTCATATATTGAATCCTTAAGTAAGGCTACAAAACCAGCATTGGAGTATGGTACAAGATTAGTACCAGAAGTATCCGGTGTATACATAGATGAGAAGATTGGTATCGTAATCGTGTATGCTCACGATAAGAACGGGGAACTACCTGATTCTGTTAAACTAGCAATCGCAACGTCACTTACACGATTTAAACCTGCTGGAATCCCGGTAGAAGTAAGACCAGTAACTCGTAAAGCTGTAGATGTGGAAGTAACCATTACCATCTCAAACAAACCAGCTATTACAAATGCATTACGAGATAGAATCAAGTTTGCTATAGAAGGCTACTTAAACAATATGCAAACATCTCAGAACTTAATTCTAAACGATTTATCTTACGTTATCAAGAGCGTAGATAAGCAGCTTGTATACGATATACAGTACACAAAACCTACAGCTAATGAGGTAGTCAAAGGTAACGAAATCGTGAGAGCTGGTATAATTAAAGTAACACTAGTATAGGAGGAATAATATGGGCTTCATGAAATATTTACATCCTCTATGGAAAACAAGATTAACAAAGGACAGCAATCCCCATAATGTTGTCCTTGCTTCCTTAGATG